AGAGCCGCAGCACAAGCAAGAGCACAGGCCAAAAAGAGTGGTGGTGAAGTAAAAACAACTAAAACATCATCTAAAGATACGACAAAGGCTGCAGATAAACTCCTGTCAACAAAGAAAGCCAAGACTGTATCTCCTGATTACAAACCAGCTCAAGCTTCAGGTAAGACTAGAGCCGAAAGAGATAAGATTAAGGGTAAAGGCGAAAGAATGTTGAAGGGTATCTTCAAAGACCAAGAGACCGCCAAATATAAGAAAGAAACTGGTGTCAATCCTGATGCTAAAGGCAGACAAAAAATCCTTGGTAGAGTCAATAAGAGGATGAAATGACACAAAAGGTAATGCGGTTGTTCAATACCCTCACAGAGGCTAGAACTTACATTAAGAATGACCAGTCAATCTCCTTAACAAGGGCCAAAGAGTATGTCGAAAGAAATACTGTATTGACAAATGGTGTTACAGGTAGTAAAGTATGGGTAATTTTGCCATAGGCCAGTTGATGTAGTGGCACAAGCCCCCTTTACAACGGGGGTAATATGCCCTATTATAGCTTTATTGAAACAACTACCACATTATGATCACTCTTTACCCACACCAACAACAAATTCTTGATGCCTTGACGTTTCACGACAAAGGTATCATTTCTTGCCCTACGGGTGGTGGCAAAACTCTTTCAATGATCACCGATTCACGTAGGTTCTTGACACCTGGTAATGTGGTCGTTGTTGTTGCACCTCAGCTTCTTTTATGTCAACAGTTGTTCACTGAATTTGATAAACATCTACCTGATGTGAACTTTATGTATCGTCAGATTTCGTCAGAAGGTAAGACCTTCCAACGTGATCGTAAGTCTCTTAAGTTCCGCATCAACCCGCCCAAGTCTCCCACGACTATTGTAGACGAGATTCGCGACACTTATCGTATTGCTCAGAAGGCACAATTACCTCTCGTATTGTTTGTAACCTACGACAGTCTTGAGCGTATCGTATTGGCAGAAATTCCTGTCTCTGTTGTATATTATGACGAGGCACATAATTCTGTAGAGAGTGATCACTTCCCTGCAGTAGAAGGTATGTCTAGGATTGCAGACAATAATTATTACTTCACTGCTACTCCTAAGTACACACAATCTAGGAGTAAAACTGGCGCAGGTATGGATAACGTCGGTGTATATGGTGAACAGATTGTTAATGTCAACTTTAAAGATCTTGTCAACCGTGGTATCATCGTACGCCCTGTAATTCACCTCCTCCAGAGTGATGCTCAGTCTCGTAATCTTGATGAGGTTAGTGTTGACGTTGACGCTCTTATGGAGACAGTTAATTACTACGAGACACAACATCATGAGACTGGAGCACATAAGATTCTTGTCGCATGTCGTGGCACTAAGTCTATTCAAGCTATCCGTAAGTCTATTAACAAGTGGGCTAATGGTAAAGGTTACGATGTATTGGCCATCGATAGTGTGAACGGTGGTTATATCAACCAAGATCAAATCTGTACCGGTTCAGATAAGTCTAAGTTTATCACTAAGTTAGATGAACTTGGTCAAGACTTGACTCAGAAGATGATTGTCCTTCACTATGATATGCTTGGTGAAGGTATCGATGTTAAGGCATTCACAGGTACACTCTTCCTGCGTAACATGGCATCTAAAATCAAGTCTGTTCAGGCTATGGGCCGTGTTATTCGTAAGTCTCCAGGTAAAAAGTGTGGCATCGTTACTATCGTACAACACGCAGATGAGACTGATGATGCACAACAAACCATTCGTTTGATTATCAATGAACTCTTAACGCAAGGTGTTCCTGTCTCTGATATTCTGCACGAGATATCAGGTAGAGGCGAAGAAGAGGAGATTGTAGAAGATCTCGACCGCGATAAGCTTCGTAAGTTGATCTCTGACTACAACATTCAGTGGCAGAACAGTACATTACTTGAAGAATTGTTTAATGAGGAATTGGACGAAATCAGCCTGATTTAGAATACCTCACCTCCAATTGACTCCTATAGTGTAACCACAAATGCTATGACACAAACACTCTCTAAACTTGGCGGTTACCGTGAAGTATTCCGTCGTAAATATGCTGAAGGTATAAAACCTGTTGACGGCAGACAGCCCATTCCCGATGAGGTTGCTCTTGAGCTGGTCAATTCACTTTCAGTGCCTAAAGATGCTCTTATCGGTGTCTTTGACTCCTTCCTTATTCTGACAACACATCTACTTGAAGCAGGTTATACCAACTTAGTTGTGTGTGAGAATGTGCATCGTGATTTGACACCAGCACAGGATAAGTATTATAATTCAGTACAGAGCGTTTGCAATAACTCTGGAATTAAATACTACACACCGCCCATGAACAATTACAACAGATGCGATATGGATTTTGATGTTGTAATTGGTAATCCGCCATATTCTGATAAATCTGGCAATACTAATAAGTCTAAAGACTTAGATAATGTATTCATGGAAGTATCAACTAAGATTGGTTCATATGTTAAACTTATCATCAGAGCAAAGCACTTCACTAGTAGTAAGAGTAAGTTTCGCAAGACTTTGTTCTCTTCTAATCACGTAAAATCAATCACACGGCTGGATGATAAGGTATTTCCTATTCAGAACACTGAGACTTGCATTGTCGAATGGGATGTGAACTATACTGGCCCAACCAAAATTACATATAAGGATGGAACTATTGTTGATAGAGTTCTGGACAAGGATACTGTAATCAAGCTGGACAATCCTGATTATGTTGAATCAGTTGCTAATAATCTTGCTGATCGTGTCATTGTAGGTAAATTGTATCGTAATAAGATTCAGCCTGGTGATCAGCCCATGGTAGAACTATGTGGCAAAGAAGGTCCACTAGTTACAAATGTTGCTAGAGGACTTGAAAACACTGGTCGCAATACTTATGGTGTCATGATGAACACCTGTGCAGATTGGGGATCGATTGGTAAATTGAATCTGAAGCCATATGATGCATCAATTTGTTTCAGTGTCACATGCCTTCAAACTAATACTGAAGAAGAAGCGATTCAGCTTCTTGAATATCTACAAACTGATGAAGTTAAAGAGATTATCAAATTGAATATGACCTCTTTTCACCCTACCAAATCCCTTTTCGCTAAAATCCCTTCACCCTTCTGATTATGCAACTCCAACACACTTTTGGCTATGATTGTGAAGGGTTGTCCTCACTTATCACTAACAACAAACTATCATCATTCACCAAGAAACTGGTCGATCTCGGTAAACAGCAAGACCCTGATCTTTACGACCCATTGTCATTCATGGGTGATGGATTTGAGTGGTTCGTTGAATACTTCTTCAAGTTTTTTAATGGCGACCACACACTCACTTATACCGCAGACTACGAGCCAAACTATGACTATGACCGAGGAATTGACGGTAGAGGTATCTCAACCATCGATGGCAAGCCTAATGTCATTCAGTGTAAATTCAAGGCCGATCCTAACTCCCAACTGACAAATAAGGACAACATTAGTAACGTCGCTGCTGACGCAACTATGAATGAAGGACTAGAATATAATGGCAAGAATGTTATTATTGTCACGTCATGCCAAGGAGTTCATCCTAAACATGCCATGGCTAATGTGCATTGTATTGGTTACAAGGAGATGGCAAGGCGTGTTGACAATAATGTAGTTTTCTGGGATAATCTGCGTAGTATTGTAAAGGAACAGTATGCCAACTAAAAATAAACATAATCAAGAAGTTGGCTCTTCTATTGTAAGGTCTGATGATAGGATTGACGCCACTGGCGAAGTATTCACACCACCAGAATTATGTGCACAAATGGTGTCAGAGATACCACTAGAAACCCTTCAGAACCCTGCGTCTACGTTCTTAGATAACTCTGCTGGTTGTGGTAATTTCCTTATGGCTCTAAAAGATGAATTGATCAAGTATCATACACTAGACCATGTGGTGAATAATATGATTTATGGTGTAGAATTTATGGAAGACAATCACAAAGAACTGTGTTATAATATGGGTGTTGATGTTACTCATCCACATTATGTTTGCCATGATGCATTGACCTACGATTACTCGTTCGGTGAACCTGTAGGACTTGAATCGTTTTTTGATTAAAGTTACTCACCTCCAATTGACCCCTATAGTATAAGACCACCACTTTATTATGACATTGACCCATATTGAACATCCAGAAGATACCATTTTGACAGGTGATC